AGTTCAGACGTGTGCTCTTCCGATCTCTACATACAAGGAGTACGACAGGAGATAGTTAATACAGGCTATTGTTTTCCCTGATTATTATGTTGAGGATAGATGTAAGTTCATTGACGCTTTTCCCATCCTCTCCGAAATATACTCTTATTATCGGCCTTGCAAGGCTGTTCATATTGACGAGAACGGTAAAGTCATGTACTGTTTTTTCGTCTCCTTGTTTGATCACTGATTCCTTTTTAGCCGTTGTTCCTCCTATAATCGCTCCAGCAGGGCCTGCGACCAAATCACCGACAACCGCACGACCGACCATACTGCCTGTGTTGGTTGTTGTGTTTACTTTCATATCACCTTTCTTGGTGTATTTGTCATCTGATACTGAGCAATTTATGATGTCTGCAAATTTAATCGGTTCGTCATTTAAGATGATTACTTTACTATCTTCATAAACATAGATTGGATTTTTAAGTCCTGATGAAGAATGTGACTTGTTTATTTCTTTCACGCAAGTACCGTATAACTTGTCAAGTTCCTCTTTCCTCTTGCGTTCTTTTTCCTTTTCTTCTTCAATCTGTTTCCTTTTTTCTTCCCATTTCCTTTTTCTTTCTTCATCTTCTTCTTGTAATTCAAAATATTTAAAAACGGCCATAATAGCTATAACTATGCAGCATACAATAATTCCTGACCATCCAAAAACAAAATAAATAAAAACGACGAAAAGTATTAAACCTAATATAAGACACATATCTACTAAAATTTAATGTTTTTACAAATATATAATATATAAGGTGAAGTATGTAGTTAATAATGGTTAATTAAGTTAAAGTCTATGATTGTATAGAAAATATAAGTATATTTGCATAGAAAATATACTATAATTATAGTATTTCTCAAAATTCTTCACAAAAATATTAGAAAAACTATTGCGTATTCAAAATAAATGCCTATTTTTGTAGTGCTAAAGTTCAACAGATAGTGGGTTAGTCCTGTCTATCAGCCTATGCTAATAGGCATTTATTTTGATATAAGGTAAAACGGTGCTTTGCCACCCCCGTGATATGTCTGTAATGGGTATATCGGTCACTATCTGGTAGGACTTTAGCAACGGGAAAGGGCATACCGTTTTTTTATGCCCAAATGCTAAAAGTTACCAGATTTATGGCAAATTTAATTTTAACCAAGTCGAGTACAGAGGACGACTTGAAGCGTTATTTCAACGCAGTTCTTGAATTGTCCCAATCGGACAATGAGTTTCCAATCAACTTTGATGAAGTCTGGATGCTTGTCTATAAGGATAAGCACAAAGCAGTTGAAGATTTAAGAGACAGATTTTTGGAAGATGTTGATTATCAGGCAGTCACCCAAAAAGTCGAGTGCCAAAACGGTATCGGTTATTCAAGGAGAACAGACTATTTCCTCACCGTCTCATGTATGGAGTTTTTCATTGCAAGAAAGGTTCGCCCCGTCTTTGAGATTTACAGACGAGTGTTCCACAAGACGGCACAGATGAGGCCGCAACTACCGAAGAACTATGCCGATGCACTTCGCCAACTTGCAGCACAGGTCGAGCAGAATGAGAAACTGCTGAACGAGGTCGAGGAAAAACGGACACTCATCGAGAGCCAACAGCAGACAATCGAACTGCAAGAGAATGAACTGAAAGAATCAGCACCAAAGGCAAAATTCTATGACAACGTATTGCAGTCAAACAGAATCTACACTTCTACCGTAGTGGCAAAGGAACTCGGACTGAAAACGGCGGAACAACTCCATGTGATACTAAGGGAGAAAAACGTGATGTTCTTTGCCTGTGGGCAATGGGTACTGACAGCGCCGTATTGCGGGAAGGGATACACAAGACCAAAGACGCACATCTATACAAAGAGTGACGGTTCACAGGGAACGAACACAATCACTTGTTGGACGGAAGAAGGGAGAATGTTTTTACATACGATGTTTGACGCTTAATATAATAAGGAGGAAATTAAAATGGCAAAGATATATCTTGATTTGGAAGAAAGCCTGCTTGTACGCTCAAAAGAGGAACTGAACGAGATACGCGAGGAACTCGTCGGGAATTGTGCAGAACTGCTCTGCATGGCAAACGAGGACAACGTGGACGCGTTCTCGCAGATAGGCAGCAATATCATGTTAGTGAGCGACATACTCAAAGAAATGACAGAATCGGAAGAAATAAAATGAAAGTAACGTAATTAAAAAAGAAGGGGACGGACAAATCATCCATCCCCTTTTATCTATTCTTCTTCGGTCGCCGTAGTCCTTGACTGCATTGTTCTTAATTGGTATAGTCTGCTGGCTTGCTGTTCTTTCTTCTGTTCCTGTGTCAGCCTGTCAAACTCATTGTTCGACGCGTAAGGATGATGCTCGGTAGCTGACTTGACTGATAGTATTCCGCTATTCTTGCTCTGTATCAAATCGGAAATCAATGTCGATACGTTCTCATGCACGTAAGGGATGATCCAGCCGAATATATTCTCGTTTAGTTCCATGAACTTCGTAATTGCCTTTCTCTCTATCCCGTATCCCTCACAGAAAAGGCTACGCATACCGTCTATCGCCGGCTTGAAGTCCTTCGCGTCCATTGTCGCCTTGTCAAGTGACGGAGCGTAGTAGAGTTTCATTGTTCCTGTCGGAGTGTCGCCGGATTTGAGTTCAGGCTGCTTTACGATGAATCCTCCCTGGAATATCTCGTTCAGAAGATAGTCAATGTACTTCGTGTAGTTCTCAGAAAGTCCGTTCGGCTTGATTAAGGATACGTCATCCTCCTTACCCATAGTGAACGCGCGTACACGCCCCAAAGGATCACCCTTCACCTCTACGTCCTCACCCTTCATTACGTATGCGGGCAGAGCGGTAGCCGCGTTGTTCTTTGCGAAGTATGACAGAGACACCTCATAGTCCTCTATAAGGTTCTGCACCTTTCCCCAACACGGGGCGTTCTCATAGTCACGGAAGTAAACGACAGGACATCTGCTGAATCCGTGTCTGCCGCGTGAGACTATCTCATATCCGTCAAAACCGAACACTCCGATAGTCCTGTTCCAAGCGCCTTTAACACCAATCTTCGATTCCTTGTATCTTGTGAGGTATTCATCATCCCACACCTCTACCCATGATATGATTTCCTTGCCTTCCTCATCGTAGCTCGAAAATCTTCTCACGAACTTTGAAAGCTCTCCAGTAATGGGGTCGAAGTGCGGATATATGAAGTCACCGTTCAGGAACGACAGGCATTTGGCGTTCACCTTCCCTTTGTTCAGGAAGAAAACCACCGCTCCGTCCGCCGTTATCTTTACAGAGCGTGCGAGGTCGCAGAACGTGATCTCCATGTTATGAGTGAGCCATCCTCTCTGAAATTCAAGGAAGTCGTACTCATCCGCGCTGCTTACCTTTGAATCGGTCAACTCGAAGTGGATGTCGTTTCCTGTAAGGTGAACGAGTTGCTGCATCGTGATAAGGCTTTGTAGTGTAGAGCCTATCCTGAATGTCTCCTCCCTGTACATCGTGTCCATTTTCTCACCAGTCTCGGTGATTACCTGTCCGTAGCCGTATGATTCAGGGAAGAAAGCCTCTGACATGATTCTGTGAGAGGACGGGTAGTATTCCTCTACAAAATCAGCCTGTGTCATTATCCTTCCCCTCAACGGTCTCTCGACATATTTCATCTGGCTTACATTGACAGCTTTCCGCATATCCGTGTCAAGCCCGTTGTTCTCAAGCCTGTAAAAAGGCTGCTTCGTGAATAATTCCCTTATTGCCATGTCTCTTTGGGTTCTATATGGGTCTAATGGGCAATGGTTTTTCCGTTATAGCCATCCAAACCCTCTGTTATACATATTTGTGTTCATACCGACAGGCCTTGAACCTCCAGTTATCAGTCCGAGGTTCTTCGGCTTCCTGTGTGTATGTTTTATGTTGAACACCTCACGCATCTTCATCGTATCCAAGAAGTCCGGTGAGCGCCCTATAATCCTTTTCATACCTACCGACTTGTCGATAAGACGGCTTTTGTCATCATCCCTGAACCTTATACATCTCCTTTCCTGGTTCAGTATCTCACACAGTTTCATGTTCTTGTAGTTCTTTCCCGTGAACCTGCGTTCGAGAAGGTCGTTGTTTATCGAATATGTCCCGTCCTTTATACCGTCGGCGAACATATATGCGCATTGCGAGTTCAGGTTGTAGTACATACCCTTGTATCTCGCGTCAACGGCCTCTTTCGCGTTGAACGGTACGGCTCTTGGGAAGAAACCCTTGAAGATGTGTCCGATTCCCAAAAGGTCGTACGCGAAGTTCTCCTGTCTTACCTTCCACCTTTCAAGCAATGCGGCCGCAATCTCAACTGTTGACTTTGCGTCTTTCTTGCAGGTGTATATGTCCTCTATGTGGTTGCCTATCCAAAGCATGAAAACACATTGGTCGCCGCCCTCAAATGCCACGTCGCAGGTGATGTATTTCGTATTGTCGCCTCTCTGCTCAGGGTTCGAGTAGAACCTATCCATATCGGAGAGCTTGATAACGTCGTCTCCTGCCGACTTGAATTTCCAGTTCCCGTCCAAGTCTCTCGCTCTCTGTTCCTCTGACTGGTTCACAAGGTTGGCGAGATATGACGGGTCGGATGACATGAGCATCACGTTCTCATCCAAACGCGCCTCCGTGAAACATACGGACTTCACCATAAGGTCAACTGGTGAGCCATAACGGTTGAACTGCGGTTTCCAATGCTGCATGATGATGCTCTTGCATTTCTCAAACACTTCCTCCCTTGAATCTCCCCATACGACATCCTCTATATACTCCGAAGGCATGAAACAATACCTTACAACGCTGTCTCTCTCGCGTATCGGCAATCCGTCCTCTCCTATCCACCAGTCTATGAACTTCGCCACCCATGAATCAGGGTCAGGGTTGCAAGTGCCGAAGAACCTGTTGCGGATATGATACGCGTTACGGTTAGATGTTATGATGAACTGGAATTTCTCGAATGACATCTGCGTGACCTCATCGACGCCGATATAGGCGTACTGCTTACCACGGAATCTGTCACAAAACGACTTGAAATCATCGTTGTGGTATGAGAATTTCAGCCATCCGCCGTTGAAGAAGTTCCATGTCATGTCATTCTTCGAGCGGTTGTACGTTCCGTATTCCTCAAAAAGAGTAGCCGAGGTGTCCGCTATGTCCGAAAGGTCGTCAAGTTCCTTACGGAGGATAATCGCCCTGAAATTGTTCTCCGTTATGTCATAGAGAGCGTTCATAAGCAATGAGAACGTCTTGCTATTATGAGTTACGACAAAATCCTCAACCATAAACAGCGAATTAGTGTTATTTACGGCTATGCAGCAGCATTCCTTGTCTCCCACATATTCATAATCAACGATATGCCTTGCGACTTCGCTTATTCCTCCGTTGTATGGTTTGCAAAGTTTCTTTTTCCTTTCAAGCCTAAACAGCCTTTCAGAATCCTTTATTCTTATATATATATTATAAGCATCTTTGCATTGTATGCACTCTCCATCTTTATTGTATGATGTAGCATATTTCGATATTGTGGCAAGACCTCCAAGTGAGTTGACCAAATATTTAACGTCTTTTGCAAGTTGTTCGCTCACGGTTGTAAAAGAGCAATGACCTCTTTTATCTACCGTGCCGTCTGTGTCCATTAAACCTTGCAAAATAGCCCATCTCTCATCTACTGTACCATTCTTAAATGCAAAAGGAATAAATTTTTCATCTGCCTTATGACCGTAAAGTTTCCAAATACGCAATGCTTTGACAAAATCGGCGCTTTTGAAAATAAAGTCTATTTTTTTAAAAGATGTTCTTTGGTGTACATCGGGATAATAAAGTTTTATATAGTCTAAAATCTCATTATCTTCCGTTGTGAACATAATGTTGTTATGTTTCACTATTGATTCAACTATACATCCGTCTCCAAGAATTATCCCTAATATGTATGGATCTATGTTGTGTCTTTTATGACCGTTTGTAAATTTTATAGGTTCACAAAGAGGTATTACTATTCTTTGATTTTTGATATTTCCGCTTTTAATCATATCCAGATAATCAACAATCATTTTCGTAGTCCATACACGATAATCGTCTGTTAACGAAATATTATTTAATACACGTTTTTTGCTTGTATAGCACGTTTTCCTAACATTCCATAAATGGTCGTAAGACGCTGTTACTTCCGAACCATCTATAAACTTCAACTTATAGCATGGCAGTTTGCCGTGGTCTTTCCTATAAACCACACGCTGCATACCGCCATCAGTTCCACTTATTATGTCACCACTTTTTAAATCTCCAATTCTTCTATATCCAAATGGAGTTACAACTTTTGTGTCAACAACAAGAGGTCCGCCGCGACTTCCGCCTCCTATCGTAATGTCTGCTGGTGACATTAGCATATTGTTCTGCCCTCCGGCTTGGGCTGCGATTATCTTGTCGTTGGGTACTCTCTCCAACGATTCACGTATCTCCTGTACATCCATCTCGTCAATGATGCGGAGCCTCATCGCCTCAATGCCTTCCTTGAACGCGTCACTGTTGTTCAGGATGACGCTCTCGTCAATATCGACCATTCCTTATAACAAAAAAGCCACACCCTTTTACGGATATGGCATGATATATTGCTCTATTTATTCGCAAAAATAAATAAAATACTTTTATTTTCTATATTTTTATAAAAAATATTTGTACTTTTGCTTTGTAATAATAAAACAACTTAATATATTTGTCACGATGATAAGTGTTTTAGCCAAACAGGACACAAACAACGAACACCCTATCAGCCTTGTGGAATGTCCGAAATGCGGACAAAAACTTTTTGACGTGAGGTTTGTAACGGGTGCTGCGGTTATAAGAATCAAGTGTAGAAGGTGCAAGAGCTTTATCATCGTTGATATATCGAAATAGACTTAATAAGGTAAGCCATAAGAGCTGTAATGTAAAAAGCATTACGGCTCTTTTTTTATAACATAAACACAAAATAAAACATGGAAATTGAAAAAATCGTTTCTACGGTGCAGGAGAAATTAGGAAAAACCGATGTATCCGCACAGACAATCCAGAAGGCGGTCGAGTTCCGTAACACGGTAGCCCCTCTTGCGGAAGGCGCAGAACCTGATGACGCGTATTTTGAGGGTATCGTAAATCTCGCAAGGGACTTTCAGGGAAACATCAACTACCTTATGGCTAACAAGGCTAACGAGTGGAAGAAAAACTTTAAGCTCGACGCCGAAAGTATCAAGGGATATACGCAGGAACAGCTCGCAGAGTTAAAGAAACTGGTCGAGGGTATCGGCACAAAGACGGATGAGAAGGACGATAAGTACTCCGAGCTTGAAAGCAAGTACAATGAGTTGCTTAACCGTCTTGACGGCAACGACGCGAAGGCCAAGAAGTCCGAGTTGATTGAGAAAATCAAGGAATCAATGAGGAACCACAGGGCGAACGATGAGTATGTCCTTAGAAAAACTCTTGAAAACGCCGAGTTTGACGTGAACAAATCAGTCGAGGACTTGACGAAGGAGTTTTTGGATAAGTACGATGCGGAATATACCGCTTGCAGGGGGAACGGAGGCCAACCGAGACAGATGTTCTCCGGAGGTGACGGACAGAAGTCATGGCTTGACAGGAAGTTCGACGCCAAGAAACAGAAGGAGGGTTGGAAGAAGTAACCTGCGATATTATTACTAACATTTTCAAACACAAACCAAAATGGCATTAGGACAAGTTTTTTCAATCGGTAACTCGTTTGATTCCGAAACCTCAGTTTTGGGTCATGCACGTAAGGTATGGCGTAGAATCGATGAGCAGTTACCAGGTGGCTATCATGTCACAAATATGTCTGACTTCGCTGCCGCAGGCCTTATCCAGGCAGGTATGGCAGTCGTAAAGGACACAACGAGCGGTGCTGATGCACGTGACGTTAAGGTGCTTACATGGGCGCAGATCAAGACAGCCGTAACAGGTCAGTCTCCAGCCGGAATTGATTCTTTGAGCATTATCGGCTTTACACAAGAGGATGTTCCTGTCGTTCAACACGGCACAGGCGGCTCTGCAACCTACAACTACGGCACTTGCAACATCGTTGTAAAAGGTGAGATTTACGGATATATGCTCGGCGGCACCGTAACGGACGCTGCTACTATTTCCGCAGCAGTAAAGGGTATGACCCAGAAGAACGGTATGGCAATCCGTGTGATTGACTAACCAAGTGTTTAACCTATTAACATGAAAGGAATATGAAAACCATACCAGTTACATTAAGAGATATTATGCAGTTGGGTCTTGGCGGCGAATCATGGCAGACTTTCGTAGATCACTATGAGGAGAAGTTCAACGCCAACAGCATTGACGGATTCGAGTTCGACCCGATTTCAGTAGGATATACATTCTCACAACTTTTAAGCCAGACGGGTGCTTCCGTGCTTCCTACATACGTTGACCCTGAATCAGAGGGCTTTGAAATGCCTCTCGGTCAGGCAACAGGCGTTACGGGCAACATCCCTACCCAAAAGTTGTTCTACTCTGTTAACCGTGTAATCGTACGTGAGCAGATGCAGCTTGTTCAACGTCTTGGCAAGGCTGCCATGAACGATGATATGGCAGATGTTATGTTCAAGTTGTTGGATGAGGGTACAGACGGTTTGATTCAGGCGTTCTGGAACGCGCTGAACCACCAACGTCACCAAATCGTATCAACAGGCTCGTTCGTTATCAACGCTACCAACAACCCACGTGGTTTGAAGGGTATCACAATCGGTTTCGGCGTTCCTGCCGCAAACATCGACGCTCTTACAGGCACGGCACGTTGGTGGACTAACGCTACTCACTCTACCGCTAACGAAGGCTCTGCATCAGACCCGTTGGCATATATGCAGAACAGAGTTAAGTATATCCGCCGTGCAGGACACTACGGAGGCCCGTTGCGTCTTGAACTGTCACAGGACTTGCTTGACGACTTGCTGACACACAGCGCCGGTTTGAAGAAGATCGGAGTGATGGTTTATCCTATCTCCGCTTCCGACAGTACAGGTGCTACCGCTATCAGCTACGCACAGAATATGTTGGATGAGGCTAAGATTGACGTTATCCGCAAGATTATCCGTGTTGACGAGATCGTAGCACGTGACACTTGGGCATACGTTTCAGCACCTGACACAACAGGTTCTAACGTACCTGACCTTGTTACCACACAGATTGAGAACTTCAAGAAGGAGAACATCGCGTTCATCCCGACAGGCAAGCTCGGTGGTATCCAGGGTGTTCAGCCGCTCTCTATGGGCTATAACCCAGAGGACGTGGCTTATGCTATGGGCAACCGTCTGTTGATTGAGCAAGAGGGTATCCCTCGCACACACTCTATCAACGTGAACGGTGAGATGGGTCAGCTTTGTGTTCCGAGTGTTGTTAAGCAGATGTTTATCAGCACAGTTACAGTATGATAATAACGCGTAAACCATATCGTCATGGCTAACGATTTCAAGGTAAAGGACTTTTTGGGTGGCATCTCTCCGCTTGT